CTGCCCGGCTGTCAAAGATATTGTTCCCCCATACCCGGAATATTTCTGAACTAATATTTAAAAGTCTGGCTAGTGCCCTAACTACTGTTTGAATTGCAGTGATCTGAGACATTACTTCAGTCATCCCAATTAAAACTGTAAGATGCACCAATGGGCTCTGGCACGTCCTGAGGATTAGTTTCTTCGTTATCCTCAAATAGGTCTACATAAGTCACTTGTGAAGCAGAGTAAACCCTAGGATCCTCTATTTTCACCTCCTCTTCTACATCTACTTCACCTATCCCAGAGAGCAGTGCAATGACCTTTTGTAGGGCATCGAAGTCACTTTTCCTCCAGCTTGTACCAGGACAGATGAATTCCCAAAGACCTTTTGGATTGCATCTAGCAGAGGTCTTCATACCAAGGTCTAAGTTGAAGTACTCACCACTGGACTGTACCGGGTCTTCATAGGCACCCTCAACAGCACTTAGGACAGACTGAACTGATGAAAGGGGCGGTAGGATGCTGTTATAAGCACTAAGTATTCTAACTCTTGCCAGTTCAATTCTTCTTTTCTTATCTTCCTTCAGCTCATCGGCTTTCACTGTTTTGATTTTCAACTGCAATTGTACTTCATCACCGTTGTTCTGGAAAGTGCAAACAGTGCCCTCATCGGCAGTAGTGAATGTTTTCTTTAGTGAAAGATGCAGCAAATTATTGAAAGTGAACCTATGACCAAGTCTGACAACTTTTTTTGACTGCAGGGAGAACACCAGAGAACATATGAGGCCATCAAGCTCACAGTCTGTGATACCTGTTCTGCTTGTCACATTCCTACAGTTTATAAACAATTGTAGAGTGTTGAATAGCAGCTTCCCATCAACAATTATGGGAGCTAGAAACCTAGGGATAGCTTCTGAACTTATGCTGCTTATTATCCCTCTGATCCCTTGACTTCTTTGAGACATGGACACATCTTGAACTACTTTGAACTTCCAGTCATAAACATCGGATGCTCCTCTCTGGATGAATTCTAGCTGAATGTTGCTTAATCCTGTTTCATCCAAGTAAGACTGAACTTCAGGCCAGGCATCCATATTCAATTTCCTCCGCTGTAGTGCTGTTGTCAGATGATTGCATAGCATCTCTTCTTTGGTGGACACTCCACTAACCTCCTCTGATATCATAGTTAGAACACTTTTTTGAAGTTTTTTGCCTAATGCACCTAATTGGCAACTACTGGTCACTCCATGTTGTAAGAACTGTATGAGGTTTGATTTACTTTTGGCTTGCAGAACCGCAGCTGAAGGTGTATGTGTTAAGAAATGATGAAGTAGCAACAAACTTTTAAGAAATAGATCTGAACTGAATCTAATTCTTGAGAGGACTATTCTTGTGTCCTCGTAAACAGCTGATGGTACTTTGGATTTATCACTCCCTAGGACATTGTCAAGCAGTGTCTTGATTGCAATCAGATCTTGATGATAATCTGTTTTCTCAACCTGCTCATCATATAGGAGTGTAAGGTTGTTGTTTGACCACACCGCTCTTGGCTCTCCTATGAATTCTTCTGTTGTTTTCCTCTTGACAGACAGGATGTTTTTTTTCACCTTAATTACCCTGTCAGTATCCTTTGGGCTAAAGAAGGATAGTAATTTAGGATCCTCTCTACTTGGCTTAAGTGCATACACCCTGCCATCTCCAACCTTCTTTGGGAAAATCCTGTACTCAGGTAATAGCTCTAAGAAAAACTCATGTTGTTCTCTTGTTAAAACATCTGTCCTTCTCTTGTTAAGCCATTCAAGGACTTTCTTTTCTACCTGGAGTATCAGTGCTGGAGAATTGTTTGATGCAATTATGTAAAGGTACGGTCCAACAAATACTCCTGATGCATCACCTGTACTACTGGAGTATGTGAACCTACCTTTCTTTCCAGAGTTTTCCCAGCAGTGGAATGCAGCAGTGGTTCCTAGGCAGGGCTTCTTTCTCAAGAGTTCCATTGGGGAGTTTACAAAGTCTATCAAATCCTCTAGGGATTTCCGTTGCTGTTCATTCTTAATAGAAGGTAGCTCTGAGGATAACACATCTATCAATACTCTACCATGGAACTCTTGGAGAATGACGTTTTCCCTTTTGTGTAATGGACATTCAGTGTCACACTCCTCAATGCTTGGTCTCCAATTCAGAAAGCTATTCATCAATGCTGTTTTTTCATTGTCCTTCAGAGGCATCACTGATATTGCTGATATGCATTGAAGTATCTTCCAATATTTGACACTATATGATGACATGTCTGTAATTTCATCTTGAACTTCAAAGAATTTTCCTTCAATTATTCCATAATTCATGAGCTCTACTACTGTAGGTTCGTTGTTGACATGAGAGCCCTTCATCATGTAGAAACTCGTTAATTTACTTCTGGCTTGCTGAACCATTCTACACAGGACTGTCAGATTGTTTGCATACTTATTGACAGTCTCAGGGGACGGGATGGTTTTAGATTTTCTCAGATTCTCAGACTCATTGTTTATCTCATTTATTAATTCTACAAGGGAGCTGTAGAACTGTGTTAGCTTGAAGCTATCTCTACCAAGGTTCCCCATGTCAATTCGTGGTTTGGTCTGAAACAAGGAACTTTCATCTAAGAGGTTGCCAACAACAATAGCTGGACTGTTGACCAGTTTCACTTGGTCTATAGCTGAAAATAGCTTAGATTTTACAATTACAGCTTTGTGTGCATCCAATTCAGACTTGGCTGGTCGACTCTCAGCAACTTTAATTTTCTGTCTATTCACATCAGTAAACTGTATTGCCAAATTTCTGGTTTCATTTTCAATCACATCAATTTCTTGGGATATGACCTGAAGTTCAAAGGTGCTATCACTTCTATGGACCACCTCTATACCTCTCAGATTTTGATCAAACAAGCTGTCGCACACTGTCGGCGTGGTCCTGTTGACCGTTATTTCGGAGCTAAGGAAACAGTCAAGCCAAGTTAAGTACTTTACAACAACTTTCCCATCAAGCACTCTTCCAGTGCTGTCTCGGTAATTCTCACTATGCTTTGTGTTCCATCTATCTTTGTGATCTAAGAAGACAGAGTCCTTGAAGAAGTATGATTTCATGAAAATGGTGTATAATGGCAGAGATAGCTCTTTAATACCTCCTGCTAGTCCATGCAGCACATTTCTGGATGTCAAGGTCTGTTTAAGTCTAACAACTTCAGACTTAAATTCTTCAGTTGCACAGTTCATAGTTATGAGTTTGTTGGCAATTAGATTGCTTAGGGTGTCTGTGCTACTTGGCTTGGAGATAAGCTCACTTGCTTCCATTCTGGCCAATCCAAGTCTATTCAACTCCCTCCTCAGTTTTTCCGGTAGTAACTGTATCATAGGGTCTTCAATCATCCTATTTTCATCTCTGTTCAAGTTAGCCTTTACTGACTTTTCAGTTCCTTCGCTAGTAAAGGTCCTATAATGGCCCATTATAAGACAGTTTAGCACAGAAGAAATGGTCTTTGTGAGCCTTAGTGGATGATCTAGCAGTTTTGTGAGGTGTAAGTTGCTCTGAACCATTCCAGACCTTGAAAGCTTTTCCTGACAGGGGCTTTTTTGGTAATCACTATGATTCAGATATACCTTGGCAACTTCCTCTTCGACTAAATCTAGTATTCCACTTACAAACTGAATGTCCATAGTCTTTGAATAGTTTTCTTCAGTACTTGTGAGAGCTCTGTGCATACTGAAATGGAAACTAGCTCCAGAGCTATCAGTTGGAGCACTACTGAGAGAGGATGTTTCTGCACTTTCAGAGACACTGACATCATCAACTTCTGGTATGTCCTCAGAACTCCCTGAGTTAGAGCCGGTGAGTTTAGGTCGGTTCCCATCTGGCAGATGTACCATCAACCTTTTCAACTCCAGACAGCTCTTGACGACGTCTTCAGCATCTTCTATTGCAATTGATGAACTTATCAAACCACTTAATTTAGGTACATATAGCTTCCCAAACGGAGACAATGTCCCCATGGTGATGGGTCCATATTGTCTAGTGAAGAATTCAGTATGGTTAAAGAAGATCTGTTGTCTAAAGATAGTGAATGCAATGTTTGTAATTAAAGGGACACTGTTGAAGAGAGCTTGTTGACTAGAGACCTGGCAGGCTTGTATTAGGCTCAATGGCGATGTCACTGAACTATTTATCAATCCTGTTAGTATGAACTTGATGACTGCTGGAGTAATTCTTTGAGACATCATGAATTCACTGTAAAATTCAAAAAAACAGTCAGACACAAGAGTCTTGGCAGAGTCTTTCATTTGGCAAGCTCTATTGAAACCAGAAAGATAATTTTTGAGGTTACACATAGTGGGCCAAAAGACTTCTTCATAGTTTGACAGCAATGTCTCTGTGAGTACCCCACTTAATACTATACACTTGGCATAGTCATCAGAACTCCCTGCATGTGTGACGGTGACCTGTAGTTCTGGAAACCTCTGTGAACAGTAGTTTATTATCAATCTTTCGTTTACCTCAGCCATCACAGAAGTTAAGACTGATGAAGTTGCATGATGGATTCCTTGTCCCATGTGATTGTATGAGTTTAATGCCATTTTCCCCTTCGAGACATAATTTTCAACTAAGAACTGAATGATTTCATTGGACTCCCAAGTGGACAGTCTTTCTACCATCTTATCTCTTAGTTCAGACTCTGTTAATTGATCAACTTTCAGGTCCTTGTTCTTGAAGCGGAACGAGTTCAAGATCTTCTTGATTGAAGCAGCAGGTATTTCTATTTGTCGACAAAGGTTTTTAAGGAACGTGAGTTTGTAGAAAGATGTCCAATCATCATAGTCTTTTAACAGCTGTTGCATCATCCCACTGAAAATAGAACAGCAGTGTATTGGACCCCATTTAGTGTTGTCTCCGGATATGCAGCAAGCTTTGTAAAAGTAAAACTGACCTGCACCTTTTGATAGTTCTTTGCCGTGAATGATCCTACTCTGGTTCAGTGCTTCTAAACCACAGTTTAGAATAGTTTCTTTCAGATGATTGTTTGTCAAGCCGTCATCCTTGGTTGTAGAGAGTAGTGTTCTACTGAACATCTCAGTTGTTGCATGGATTACTTTGGTTCCAGTTTCTTGCACTAGTAAGTCTCTGTGGCCACCGAGCTGTGCTTTAGGTGCAAGGACAGCAAAAAACCTATGATTTGGATCTAATATGAAGGAGAATGCAAGCTGCTGTAGTATTGCCATTTCAGTACTATCAACAAGCTTAACTATTTCATATATGACTTTGCTTCTCACACTCCTTGGAAGTCTTTCACCATTACTCCTGCCTGTTATCTTTTTGGCAACCTCAAAATTGCTATTTGCAATTAGACATACAGTCCACTTGAAGTCAGACCTCGAATCATCCAAACCAGTTGCAGCCATGATTCCTTTGACTCTTCCGATCAATTGCTCATTAGGGCTTTTATAGGTTAGAGCCCCATGGCTGTTTAGTGCACTAGTATATGGCAGTTCATTGACAGTGAAGAGACACATGCAGTACTTAGTACAGTTTACTATGTCAGAGTCACTGACCTCAATGCATTGTCTCTGGACCAACATCTGAATGATACTGTCAGGATGAAGCTCTCTAAGAGAAGTTGCACTCTTTGGAAGGTTGAAGCCTGGTGCCTCTGCCACATTTTTCATCATGATAGCTTCAAAAGTCTTATATTGAACACACCAAGGACAGCATAGACATATTAGGAATATCAGGTTTGATAGTTTCATGATTTCTTTTCCAAACTTTTTTATAAAATCTTTCTCTAACTGCCTTAACACAATCTCTTCTCTCGAGAAACTGAGGTCTGGCATTTCCTTTTTCAGTTCACACAGAGTCCTGTACGATTCTTCCATTTTCCTTAGTGATTCTGACATATTTTTGATAGACGACAGGCCTTCATCGATTACTATCCCAGACAACTTGACTTTGTTGAGGAATTTCAGCCATGACTCCAACAGTAGTTCAATGCTCACCTCCTTTCCGTCTAGCTCTTGCGGCACTTCTCCCGAAGCACAACTTTTAAGGAAACTTATGAAACAAGTTGTTGCATTGAATTCTTCTTGCGTAAGCAGGTCAGTTTTCTTTATAATTGACTTCATGCCCATTGTGTTATACTTTAAGCCTTTAACCTCATTCTTTAAGCTATTTTTGACCATTTGAGACAGAGACTTTAGCCAACAGTAGATGTAGTTTCCATCGTCAGTTAGAAGGACATCTTTGATCTCCATCTTCATAAGATCCTTCCAGTTATAGAAAGTTAGTTTGGATGGGTCGAGAATGCCTTTGGTTATGCTATCTATTTGTCCTTCTGTCAGTATTTCCACAGTTGTCAACAAATCCTGACATCTGGTTTTCCCTTTCATCTCTGCTTTGCACTCCATTCCAAGTCTTTGAAATTTCCCTCTTAGAAGTTTAACAATCTTCTTATTCTCTGAACCTAGTATTATTTGATAAGCATCTTTGATAAGGATCACTGATCTAGGCTCTGCAACAATGCTGGTCGTTTCAGTTACTTCAGAGACACTAATCCAGTTCCTCCTATCTCGCCTTGTCTTTTCAATAGACTCAGGAGGGAATTTAGTTTTAGCCATCTCGGTGCAAGCTTGAACTAATTCATAAGAAGCAAATGTATGGTTGGGATTTTGTCTGATACAAGTTATAATGTCTTTGTAGACTGAATCTTGGCTTGCATTGTAGGTGTGATAGATCCCTTTATCGGTTACTGCTTGCTGATAATCTCTCTGGTCATCTCTAGACACTTCCAATGTTTCTGACAAACTAAATGGTTTGTCGGTGGAGGACCTTATTCCATATATTGATGTGGGTCTGTACCTTAGCTCTCTGAAGGACCTTGCAGACTTTGAGCTAGTGTCACTGTTCCTAGGACCAACTGACCCTCTTTCTCTAATTGACTCACATTCGGTTCCTTCACTCCCAGACACATCCATTCTCTTCAAGTTTGGTATACCTAGAAGCAATCTTAAGTTTCTTTTGGCATTCCTTGCTTCTTTTGGGTCTCTTAGTTTCTCGACAGCCTGCTTGACATCACGTTCCCAAGTCATATGTCTTTCTGCTGTTTCCTCAAGCACTTTGATACAGCCCTCATCAAAATCATCTAATTCTTTGTTATAGATGTGTACCAAGTATATGTCAAATATCAGCTGCCTGTCACTGTTTATCATTGCCCCAAATATTGAGAAGCAGGGCAAATTCACATCGGGGCACAGGTCACCTTTGGTCCAGTTTCTTAAGTTCCTCTCTACTTTCACATTACAGCTGAAGACGATCAGTTGCATATAGAGTCTTGCAACATGGAATTCTACCTTTCTACAGCTAGAGGAGAACTTTTTACCAAGCTCCTGTGGGCAAGACATTCTACTGATACCGGAAAGCATGCCAAACCTCATCATCTGTATTTGTTTATTAAAGGGTTGAGAGTTGTTTAAAAAACTGTCTCCCAGGAGTACATCAAACACTAACATCAGCCCAGATATGATGCTGATGAAGTGATCTGGGACACTCCTATTTAAGAAGTTCCCAGTTTCTTTACAGAGAGCAGTTAAGTCAGTGCTGGCATTAGTGAAACAGCCATAATAGACTTTTTCCAACATTCCTATTGCACTAATCCCAAGTCTCTGTACATTTTCGACTATCTTGACCAGCTTCTCTTCTGAAATTTGCTCAACTTGGTCCAAGCATCGATAATGTTGTAGACATTGTAGTATGCATATAGCAGTCAGATAGGGATAGGCCGCTCCTAGAACAGCCTGTCTTCTATTCAATAGAAAAGGGCCTTGCAACAGTTGAAAGTTGCTTGTGTAAACTGCACATCTCATGTTTTGTTTCTTGTTTGAAGGAAGTGCCACGACCATGTTTAGATCTGTATGCCTTATTCTTAATACCTTTATCCCTGCTCTGTGGAACTCACTGCAACTTTGCAAGAATGATTCACAGACCTTTGAGTAAAGCACGTGTGTTTGGTACCATTCAAAGTTCAAGAGTAGTTTTAATAGCTCCGCTATTAGCTTTGGGCATGTGCTGTAAGGAGTCTCTCTTAACCGAGAGCATAACTCTGTGTAAACTTCTTTGAAAAGAATGCAATCCAATTTAAACAATGGCTCTTCCATTATATTATGTTTCAAAAGTTTGTTTTTAATGTATGACTCAATGCTCTCCCAAGGCATACAGATGAACTTGTCATTCTTAACCTTGAAGCTTGACTTTTTTTCATACGACTCCTGCAGCTTGGATAGGATGTTGTCATCTGATGTGTCTGATCCCAGGTCATAGTGTATGTTCTTGACCCATTGAGGATTGATTTCACATAGTGAACCTGAACACTTATCTATTCTCTGTATTGAATGCTTTATGACATTTTTCACATGCTCTGAGTATTGCTGTAGTTTACTTGGTGCCAGAACTTTTTCGAAGTGTTCTTTATCCTCCTCAACAGTTTTAATTGCTCCTTTTTTGAAGCTTTTAATTTCTTCCTTATCTGATGTAACTTTGTAGTTGATTGAGCTATCTACCAGCATTTGCCCTGTTGGCAATTTTATTGCCTGTATACCTGAGTGTCGCATCATAGACCTAATCAATTGCTCAACGCTCCTCTTCAGTTTTCTTTCCTTCTCCGTCTTAGCAGGTAAAGTCAGCTTAGTTATGGCATCAAGCATGGTGCCTGCTTGTTTATCAGCATCTAGTTGGAGTTCTTTGTGTTTGGCTAAGCCGATGTTTGGAACCCTCCTTTCAAAGGAACTCACTTCAAACAATGTGTCCCTGACCTTTCTACAGCATTCATTGTTATTTGTTTGAAGGTTGCCGCATAGGTAATTCAGCTTTTCTGATTCTGATGTGAGCTTGTCAACGCCTTGCTTAATTTTTTGAACACAGGTGGCACAGCATGCATTGGAGATGTCTGAGCTGATCCACCCAAACATCAACTTCTGTGCTGTCTTTTCATCCTTATTCAACTCATGCCTGTTTTTTGTTCTTTCAAACTCTTTGATGATTTCTGAACAGTTCATTTCTGCTTTACTTATTATCTGTTCAGCAGAGCTCTTATTCAACACTGCTCCTTCCACTAACGAAACTTCCATTGCTTCCATTGTGGCTTTAGGAAGTTCAATGCCAGTTGGCCTCTTCAGTATATGCGGTGCAGAGATTTTCCATGCTTCATAAACCTCCTTCAAGGTTACAGGAGTCTTAACTATTGAACCAGATTTAAGTACACTTCGAAACTTTTGTGTGCTTATATTGCCAACAGCAATGTCTGTGATCTCTGATGGAGAGTTTTCAAGAAGTTCTTTGAATAAGTGGCTGATAGAATTCAAAAGTAATTTTACATACCTCTCCTCTATCCACCAGTCTGACCTTGGAGTCTGGCTGTTATCTGCACAAGTTAGCACACTCACCTTGATACCTAAATGGGACATAAGGCCTATGACTCCTTTCCACTTTTCCATGTCTGATACTATTTTCCCTTCAACATCAGTTTGATAGCCAACCTCAACTATCAGTAACTCATCGATCTCTAGCTCTGATTCATCCAGATCGGAGCTGACAGTGCTGGTTTCTTGCCTCATCTGCCTCTTCTTTTCATCTGATTTCTCTTTGAACTTCCTCATGATGTTCTCAACTGATAAGACTTCTTGCACTGAGATTTCTGGCATTGGGAACCTCTTCTTCTTGGTAACTCTGGCTTCCGGAGCTTCATCATCCGACACCTGATCTGATGCAGATTCCAAGTTTTCCTTCTTCTCTGGCTTCTTAACTTCATTCTGTGGTTTTTGAAGCTTGTCCTTTTTGAAAGTCTTGGTTCTACACATCAAGTAATCAGGAGTGAAATCTCTATACTCAGGATGGAGATGAGTCCGTTCTAAAAAGCGCTCAAACTTCTCGGGGAAAACTGTCTGTATAGCCATTCCTAATGTTGGCTTCAAATCCTCAGGAATGTACTTCCAGTTGTTGCTTAAAGAGAAGAAACCTTCATAGGCCACTCCTTTTATTCTTAAGGCTGAACTCCAGGCAGATGAGTGACTTTCAGAATTTCGAACGTCTTCGAAGAGTGTCCTACATTCTTCTGCACAGTCTTTAGGTAGAGCAGAGAATAGTTCCTGGAAAGACTTGTAAAGCTCTGCACAAACCAGTGCAATAGGCTTCTTAGGTGTTGTGGATAGAACTTCGTTAAGTTTTCTGATCTCAATTGAAAGCTGCTCTGTGTCTGCCTCGGTGAAGTTGAGTCCTTCTCTAGAAAGGTAAAGGTTATGACAGTATGCAATCAAGTTTCCTATAGATGCACCAGAATAAGCTTTACCCTTTAACGAAACAAACTTGAAAATCATCCTCCTCCTGAAGAAGACTGTTATACATTCCTGTATAAGCTCCTGACAGTTTCTTAGTTTCTCACTCTTTCTCCTGTGTATGCTACCATCATTTTTTAAGAATGAAGTTACATCCTTTAAAAGCTCTGCGTTTGGTTCCTTTTTTGATTTGGATTTGCTCAGAGATACAACTAGCCTGACACAAGCATTAAGTTCCTTCAATTCTTCTGAAACAAAGTTTTGATCCTCCAAGTCTGTTTCGCACATTTCCTTCAGTAGAGCAAAATAGGTTTCTTTTCTCATACCATTGAGATCGATGCAATAGAAAGAAACTTTACTCTGTGCATTCATTAATCTTAAAGCTTCTGCCACCTTTGTGAGTTGACCAAGGAACAAGGGGTTGGAAACTTCCTGGACTAACTTGAAAGGCCTGTTGTACAAAACTCTGTTGTTTAGCTTCAGCAATCCAGAAACCAGTTTCTTCTTGTCTATGTCACTGCCCTCGTTTGCTGCCAACACAAACTTCCTCTTGAGTTTTGGTTTTGCTTTATAAAGGAATGATGATAACAGGATGCTGACAACACACAGACACATGTCAACTTTTATTGAGGGATGAATCACCCCAGGCACTTGACTCAGACCCAGACCAGGTGCAACCAACCTGAGCAAATAACTTGCATCCAAGTAGCTCATCAATTCTCCAGAAACCACAGACAGCATCTTGCTACAGGCAGCTGTGAAAGACTTATCACCTTCCAATATTCTGTGACCTAATATGTTTATGTCAAAGGCTCTAGGTCTTACTTTACCAGGGATTTTAGGGTAGAGTGTGAGCGTACTATCTTCGATAACTGCTTCTATAGGCATACTGAATAGATTGCTAAAGACTTTGCCTACTCTTACTGGAATGTTTTTCTTATCTGTGACTTTCCTTCTCCAGTCAAGTTCCGATTTGCTTAGTTTGTCCTCTTTCCCCTTCATATCATGGCTAACATTCTTTTTCTCAAAGAGCGTTGACTTGAGTTCAGCCATGCTCTTAAGTTCTTCATTTAGCTCTTCTTGGAAAGTCTTATGCCTGTCTACTATTTCGGCAGCTAGCTCTTCAGGTCCATTCTCTGTGTCAAGAATTGATGAAACTGCGACATTCACCTTCTCCTCTAATGTCATCTGTGGTTGAGGCTCTGGCACAGCAGCATTTTTAGGTATTAGTAAGTTGAAGTGACCACCATGTACATGGACCAGATTCAGAGATGCAGCCACCGCCTCCCTTCCCCACCGTCTGGCATTTTGAACCCAGACACCATCGTCTGAGACCCAGATGTGGACGGTCATATTCAACGCCTTGTTCAATATCTCTGCCTCCACTGAACCTCCCCAGTACTGATCTCTCATCAAGTCATTGACATAGTGGTCTGCATTCTGATAATGCCTGTCAATCTCCATGACTGTGTCCCAGTTTGCTCTTGCATAATTTGCACATGTTGTCTTTACAGCCCTCCACTGTTCTGTTGTGTTAAATATATACTTTGATACTGAACTGAAGAAACACGTTCCATCACCTGGCATTTCATCAACATCAAAGTAGTTATGGAACTGGAATTTACTCACGTTTGAATAAGACTGCTCATAGATTTCATTCCAAACCAAATCCGATAAGATATCCATCTTCGATGATTATTTATCGGGTTTGGGGGATTACTTTCTTTGAGAAAGATA